GTGCTGAGTTTAACGATTGTCAGTACGACGGCTATCTGTCATTTATATTAGAGAGGAAGTAATTGATATGTGTCATCCAGCAGCATTAGCGGTTATTAGTGGCTTGAATGTCGGAATGCAATTTGCAGGACAACAACAGCAAGCTAAAACACAGGAAGCGATGCAAGCACGAGCTTCACAAGCTGAACGTCTACGCTTTCAACAGGAACAAACTTCGATGCGTATGCGTCAAGCACAGGAACAGGAAGCTGTTGGACGGGAACTTGAACAAGTCAGTCGTAAATCACAAGCAGCACTTGCTAGAGCTAGAGTATCTGCTGGAGAAGCAGGAGTAGCAGGTGCGTCTGTTCAAGCGTTGATGGGTGACTATATGAGGCAAGAAGCTGGGTATCGTAGTGCTTTATTAAGACAGCAAGAGCTAGGTGCTTTAGGTACAGGCTTAGGACTTGAACAAGCAGGGTTTGCTACACAACAACGTCAGATCGGAATTAACCAACCTATTGATAGACCTAGTGTTTTAGGAGCTGTACTACAAGGTGCTCAACAAGCTATGAGTGGTTACCGTACAGGACTACAAATGCAAAGCATGATGGGAGGCAGTGGGGGTTCTTCCGCTTTACAATCTTACACAGCTCCAAAAGCAATTGGTAGGTCTAATGTTAAAATCGGAGGAGGGTACAAGATACTATAATGGCTAGAGAACGAGTACAAGTACAAGGACTAGGGGATGTTGCTCCTGGTATTCAGCCTACCATTCAACGAGCAGGTCAGTACGGCATTCAAGTGCAGAGGGCTGGTCGTAATAAGCTACAGGATTTAGCGGGTGCTTTGTCACAGGTTAATCCTACCCTTCAGCAGTACATCGGAGTCGCAGAACAAGAAGCACAAATATTTGAAGAGGATCTAGCACGGAAGAGTCCGGAAGAAGTGCAAGCTATGCTCAAACAAACGGAGGGAGAACTAGACAAGCAAGTACGACGAGGTGCTATGGGTTGGTTGACTTCTCCGTTGAATCAGAAGAGGAAGATGCAAGCTGTAGGTGCGTTGTTACACGACGACTACGAAAGACAGCTTAAAGCTCAAGTAGAAGACCCAGCTAATTCAGATGCAGATATAAACGAATTGATAGCTGGTGTTAAAGATAATCTACGCAATCAATATGGTTCTCTACAAAGTACTTTTGTTAACGAAGGTTTTGAAGGTTCTATCAGAGAAACAACAAGAAGATATACATTAGCACACGATTCCCTCGCAACCGCACAAGCTAGGTCAGAATTAAATAGAGCAGGTAAGTCCGTCTTGTTTAATGCGTCTACTTTAGTTAACGGTGAAATAGCAGACCCTGAAGCTATAACTAATTGGTGGGCTGAGAATGAAGGAGCCTTTACACCTAGTGAGTTAAAAAAGTTAAGAGACGATGTTGTGTTATTACACGCTAGTCGTGGTAACTTTGAGGCTGCTAGAGAGTTTCAAGAATATACATCTAACCTAAAAGCAGGTACTACTAAGATGGGCGATCCAGACATCAAGGATGACGATGTGTTTGGTATGTACTCAGCTGAAGAAGCAGCACTTAGGCAAAATATAGATGACATGGAAGTAAGTAGTGACGCTCGTCTAGTTGCTGATTCTAAAAAACAACTTAGGGAATATGATGAGTTAGCGGTAGATATAGGTCTAGCTATTAGAACTGAAGAAGGATATACAGCAGAAGATGGTACAGTAATAAAAAATAAGGAAGACGCGGAAGCTTATCTTTTAAAAGAATTACAGACATCTAACAATATAATGGTTAGAGGTTCTGATGGTGTTGCTTTAGTGCAAAACGCTTTGAAAAGACTAGAGATGCCTAGCGATGAGAATTACATATTATTCAAAGAGAAATACGCTAGAGCTTACACTGGTCCTCAAGCTTTTAGAAGTCGTTATCAGCAGATAATACAAAGCTTTGAACAATCCGTAGGCGAAGTAGATTTCAATTCTGGTAAGACTATTGTTAATCCTAGATACACCAACTTAGCTAATAATCTATTAGTAGATATGGCTCGTAAGAGAGATGAAAAGATACTAGAAATGAGCACTGGTACATTTACTGACGTTAACGGTGAACTTATTACTACATCTAAATTCCAAGAACAAATGAAGCACATGAAAGCTTGGGATGATTTTTACTTACGAGAATACAACGAAAAATTAACTACTTCTTCTCAAGATTTAAAACCTCTAATAGAAACTGAGAAAACATACAAAACACAAATAGAAGAAGAAAGTACTGACCCCGAATCATTTGTAGCACCAGGTAACAAACTTAGTGATTATTATGATATGTACGGCTTTAGTAGGAGTATATCTAAGGGCTTAACTTTTGATGCTGACTTTATTGATTTAGAGAAGGCTATGCGGGACGGAGATGATCCGACTGATATAGTCAAGGAATTAGAAACAACAAGTGAGCAAGGATTGATTCCTCCTTTTACTTATAAGAATAAGATTCAAAATACTCTTAATACAATTCAATCGAGCCAATCAACACCAGAACAAGTACAAGCTGCTAAAAATAAAATAGCTTTATACTCACTAGCTAAAGGCTTGTACACTCCTGAAAGTATTAAAAAGGGAAGTATTACTATATCTTTTGGTGGTGTTCCCTCTAAAACAATAAAGACTACAGCCAAAAAAGCAGAACAAGCTAGTTATGAAATAATAAGTAGAACTGGTTTTGCGGATTTAGGTGCAATTGCTAGAGTACCAGGCGTACAAAGTGTATCAAAAGAAATTAAAATAGATAAAGCAGCTGTTAAAAACTTAGCTAGTGTATTTCCTTTAATATCGAAAGAGAGACTAACTGAAATAGCAGGTACTGCACCAGAAGAGTTCCCACAAGAACAATCTCTATTTGAAGCTTTATATGATGTTGAGCTTGACCCAGACAACCCACAAGATCAGAAACTATTAGGTGATTTCATCAGGAAGCAAGCTGCTATATCTCAAAGAATTTATAAAGATTAATAACACATGAAGTTAGAAAATTTTAAGTTAGAATACAACCCAGCTGAGACTAAAGAGTTTGGCGTTACTGATTATATGTTAGACGCTATAAGCGGAGTACCCGCTGGTCTAGAGGATATGGCTCATGGTGTATATAACTTAGGTGATTTTCTTTCGTTTGATGTACTGCCTGATTGGGATGAGGAAAGATTCTTTAAGCGTCCTCAAACCTTAGCGGGAGATTTAACAGCAGGTATAGTACAGTATGCATTACCATTTGGTGTTATCGGAAAAGGACTAAGTAAAGCAGGTAAACTAGCTAAAGGTGTAAAACCAGGTAAACTATTAGATTTAAAACCACAAGGTTATTTAGCTACTGATGTAGCTACTAATTTTGTAGCGTTTGACGGGCAGCAAGAGAGACTGTCTAACTTGTTAAAAGAAGTAGATAACCCAGCTCTCAATAACGCAGTCACTCAATATCTAGCAGCTGATCCAGACGATAGCGAGTTAGAGGGTAGAATGAAGAATGTACTAGAAGGTGTTATGATTGACGCTGGAGTAGGTGCATTGTTTAAAGTATTTTCTTCAGGATTAAAAGCTAGTAAAAGATATACTAAAGAACTCAACGGTGGAGCTAGTAAAGAAGACGCTGTTGTTTCTGCATCTTTAGAATACCAAGATCAAATAAAAGGTGTTAATGCTTTTGAATCTGTGGCTGAACTTCCGAGCTTCACCGACGACATCACAATCCTACAAAAAGAGTTAGATGAAGATAAAGTTCGTCTAGATGAGTTATTGAAGAAACAAGAAGTAGGTGAAACAACCGGGATGGAGGATTCTTCTATAGCAATACTTCAACGTAGGATAGAAGGTAAAGAAGCCGACATACGAGTGCTTAATGGTATGAGGACAGCTGATGTAAAGGAAAGAGTTAAAGCAGCTGAGTTGAGAGAGCGAGTAGAAGAGGTAGATGAATTGGTTCCCCCTGATGTGTCTGATTTATGGAAGTACTTAGAGGAAGCTGAATCTAATAGACCTCCTCCATATCAAAGTTATGAAGACGCTGGAATGCTAGATGTTATTCCTAGAGGTGCTAAAAACATAATAAAAAGATTAAGAAGACCTGATGTTTTAAAAGCAGCTGATCCAGATGATGTAAAAGATGTAGAAAAATTTATAGATGTAATCGGCACTAGGTTATTTAGCGATGTAGCACAACCTATGATTACTAATAAAATACCAGCTGCAGGTCAATTTGAGTTTGGTAGTAATCTACTAAAAATAAGAAAATCTGTACTAGAAGAAGGATCCTTAAAAAGAGTTATGGTGCACGAGTTGTGGCATAGCCTTAGTCGTTATTTACCCACAGGAGATTTAGATAGATTAACAAAACAGTTTAACAGAGAGCGTAACAAGTACATACAAAGTTTTGGTATAGATGTCGCAGATTTAGACAACCCTTTTGATGTAGCTACTGTACAAGTTAAAGATATTCCTTCAGAACTAAAAAAGTTTCTTAGAGGTAAGCGAGGTGATTTTAATTCAAAGAACTATAGATTTAAAGATATAGACGAATACTTTGCGGAAGAAATGACTGACGCTTGGTTTAAGAAAATGGGAGAGGGTGATTTAGCACCAACAGGTACTTTTAAGAGAGTAGCACAAGACATAGCTATACTTTTTAAAGATATGTTTGAATCTCTTAAAGCTAAGTTAGGAATCGATCAAAGGCAGAAGATATTCAACGACTTTCTTAAACAGCGTAATATAAAGACACAAAGACAGACATCTCTTAGGGGTTTGGAAGCTACAACCGAATTACCTCAATTTAAAGATACTGTAAGTAAGCTTGTTAAACAAACAGACGCTACATCTTTTAAGATAGGTGGAAAAGCAGCTGTTAAAGGACCTGTTAAAGATTTAGCGAAATTAACTGAAGGTCTTAACACATCTGAACTAGCAGCGTTACAAGACCAAGTAGCTGATAAGTTACTAAAAGACGGTGTTAAAATGCAAAAGCTATCTAAAGAACTTCTTGAAGAAGGGGCTGCTATGGAGATGGCTGATCTGATGGGTGTGGATGGTAGGACTATGCAGGAGCTGATTGACCAGGCTTCTCAGGATTCTACTACTTTATTCAGAATAACAAGTAGGATGGCTGCCCTTAAAGAGTTGATGGAAGCTAACGGTCAAGAGATATTGAATGTAGCTAGAAACTATAAAGATACATTTAATAAAATGAGTCTAGACGAAATGGAGATGACCGAAGCTAGACTTAAAGGTTTAATAGAACAACAGTTACATATACAAGCAGGTCATTCTAGTTTAGCTAGTGGTTTCGGTCGTGGTTTAAAAAGCAGACAGATAGGAACTAAATTAGGTTTATCACCGGACGAGTTGCAAAACACACAATTAAGGCAAGAGTTCCTAAATAAAAAGGGTGGTATGTCTATGGACCAAATGGTTGAGGGTATACTCATAGCTGAGAAGAACGGTGGTGAGGATTTGTTTGCTACACTGATAGGAGTTAATAAACAAATCCGAGGAGCTAACGGTGGTAAACTAACTGACATGGTTCAGGAGTACTATAAAAACTCATTAATGTGGGGACCTCGTACTCTTACTATCAACGCCCTTGGTACTGGATTATCTAATGTCTGGAAAAACTTTGAAAGAAGTATAGGCGGTTGGATGAGTGCTGACCCTGCTGTGAGGAGGGCTGCATCTAATCAGTGGGGTGAGGCTATGAGTTTGATGGATATAAAGAAGTTTCTGTTAAACGCTTGGGAAACTGGAGACCAATTCATAGGCGACGCTGGTTCTGCTTTTGTTGAAAACTCTAAATCGAGTATAGGTTCGATTAACGCACGAAATGTACAAGAGGTGATGCGTGGTGTTGAGATGAGCGATGGCGTTAAAGATGCTATTGATTGGTTTGGTAATACTATACGCATACCTAATAGATTTAACACCTCTGTTGACCAATTGTACAAATTTCATCAATATAAAAGTCGAGCGTTAGCTGAGTTAAAACTGAAGGCTTATGACTTAGGAATGCGTGACCCGAAGGAAGTAAGTACATATATACACGACGCTTTTGAAGCTTTAGTTACTAGGTCTAACAGGAACTTCTCAGAAGGTGCATTACTAAAAGAAGCTAATGAAGTAGTACAAGGTCCCTTCCAAACACCAGCTGACAGACAAAGAGCTGTAGCTGATTATGTACAAGCAGAGAAGTCTGATAAATTGAATAGAGCTAGAGAGGCTGGTTTAATAAACGAGAAGTTAGACGATCACCGAGCACTAGAGGAGTTAACTAAAAACTGGATCGACCCTAGTATTAAGACAGCTGAAGAGGTTACATTTTCTAGCGAACTAGGACCATTCGGACAAGCAGTGCAGAACTTAGTTACTAAAAGTAAAGTAGGTTTCCTAGTTGCACCGTTCGTCCGCACTCCTACTAATATATTAAAATTCTCATATGATAGAATATCAGCACCAGCAAGAGCAGCTATTGATCTAGCTAGAGCTTCTGAGGGTTGGTCCAAATTAGAACCAGGATACAGGCAGCGTATAGAAGCTCTAAAAGGAGGTTTAAAAGGTTCTGAGGAATACAGGAAAACTTTGTTAGAACAACTTAACGCTGTAAAAGCTGACGGCACGCCGGACAGGATAGCAAGAGCAGAATCACGAGGTAAGATCGCTTTTGGTACTGTTTTAAATGCTTCTTTGTTTTACGCTGTTAATAACTTTAGCGATAACATTACGGGAGGTGGACCTAAAGACTATAAACAAAGACAAGCTTGGCTAGCATCCGGTAAACTACCGTATAGTATAAAGGTAGGAGATACTTGGGTTAGCTATCAAAGGCTCGATCCATTAGCTACTGTTATAGGTATATATGCTGACGCTAAAGAACTATCTAATGATAACAAACTAACAGCTGCTAATAGTGATGACTTAGATAAGTTAATGGGTATCACATTTGAGTTAGGTATTAGAAATGTTACCGATAAATCATACCTAGCTGGTGTTAATAAATTTATTAAAACATTAAGTGGTGAAGGTACTCCTGGTAAATACTTCGGTGGTATAGCTGGAGGGTTCTTACCTAATATTATACCTCAAGGTGCTTCTATTACAGGAGACCAACACATGAAAGAAGCTAGAGGTTTTGCTGATGTTATCTTAAAAAGAATACCAGGGACTGATGTAGACTTAAAACGAAACCCATTAGGAGAGCCTGTTGTACAGCAATACTTCGAAGGGGTAGCTGGTGTACTAAATCCATTAAATCCTTTAGCTTGGGGTTTTGATAAAGACGATAAAGTAGCTAAAGAACTTGCTAATGTTGCTCACGGATTCTCGGCTCCTAGCACTAAACTAGAAGGTGTTATAGAACTTACAGACTTCATTGGACCAAACGGTAGGAGTGCTTACGATAGGATGTTAGATTTACAATCTAAGCTTGTTCTTAATGGCATGACTCAACGACAAGCGTTAAGTAAACTTATTAAAGATAAAAGATACCAATCACTTGATCCTAAATCTTTTGTAGGTTTACCTAGTGAGCGTGTTAAATACATCAATAGAATACTTAGTAGATATAAGAAGGCTGCTAGAATGCAAATGCTTAGGGAGTTTCCTGAGATCATGCAAATGCAGCAAGAAGTAAAATCAGCAACAATAAGTGGAGTACCTAGAGAAGATGTGCTTGAACTCCTAACTCAATAGTTAATAATATATTATCATGGCTAACACCTACGTAGACTACACTGGCAACGGCAGCGAGACCGACTTTAACTTTTCATTTCCGTATATTAAGACATCACACGTTGCTGTGGAAGTCAATGAAGGACAAGGAGCAGGAGGGCTAAACAAGTGGGTACGCAAGACGTTGACCACCGATTACACCGTTCAAACTTCTCCGAATACTTTTGTGCGGTTTACCACGCCTCCCGCTTCCAATGTGAAGGTACGAGTGTTACGAGACAGTGAGGCGAACGAAGGAATCGTAGACTTTGCGAATGGATCTGTACTTACTGAAACAGAACTTGATAACTCCTACCAACACAACCGCTACCTCGCTCAAGAAGCAGAGGAAGGTATAACAGGTGGTGCTTTAACAAAAGACGCTACATCTGGACAGTTTAACGCTGATGCTTTACGCCTTGAGAACTTAGCTGATCCTGACAGTAACGACGATGCAGTTAACAAAGGATATGCAGACGGTCGTTATGTTGATGTAGCAGGGGATACGATGACGGGGTCACTGACTCTTAACGCTGATCCATCCTCTAACTTACACGCCTCCACGAAACAATATGTAGACAACAACGACGCTCTACAAGTTACTAAGAGTGGTGACACGATGAGCGGAGAGTTGAACATGGGCAGTAATAAAGTTACTAACTTAGCTGACCCGACTGTCGATGCTGACGCTGCTAATAAGAACTATGTAGATGATACAATTACTACATCTCTTGCTACAGGTTCTCCTCCTCCAGGTGTACAACTCGCTACGGCTCAGATACAAGACGACGCTATTACATACGCTAAGCTTCAGAATGTAGCAGCTAACAATGTATTACTTGGTAACGACAACAGTGCGGGTGTTGATGTTCAAGAACTTACAGCAACTGAAGCACGGGCTTTATTAAATGTAGCAGACGGTGCAGAAGTAAACGTACAATCAAATTGGAACGAAGGAGATACTAATAGCGATGCATTTATCCAGAACAAACCTACTATACCAACTAATAATAATCAGCTCACTAATGGTGCTAATTATATTACAGATGCGGATGTAGCGTCTAACTCAGCTGTAGCTGCTAACACTGCGAAGGTATCAAATGCTACACACACCGGAGACGCTACAGGTGCTACTGCTCTTACACTTGCTACTGTTAATAGTAATGTAGGTTCGTTCACTAACGCTAATATTACAGTTAACGCTAAAGGATTAGTAACAGCTGCTAGTACGGGTAGTGGCGGTGCTGTCAATAAGTACAGCACAGGATGGCAAAACTCTATAGACTCTGTAACTGTAGCGAACGGCAGTACTCACACTATTACACATAACTTAGCTACTACAGATGTACTGGTTAATGTTTATGTGAACTCATCAGCATCAGACACGAACGCTCAACAAATACACAGCAATATACACAAAGATGCTGCTCAGTTTGATTGTGGTGCTTTAGTTACTTCTTTGAGTAGTAATTCTTTGGAACTACAATTAGGTGAGAATGGTTATAATGATATTACAAGTTCAGGTGTATTAATAACTACCAGTCTTGCTAGTAAATATCTAAAAGTAGTTGTAATAGGATGATTGAATCCCTATCTAGTTTTCTTAACACCGCTCTTGTCATTGCACTTAGCGTTATCGGGTGGATTATTAAACGCATCATTGAACGATTAGACCTTGGTGATAAACGACTTACAAAGATAGAAGTGGAGTTAGCTGCACAGAGAGAAAGAGATGCTGCTGTTGAAAGTAGAATAGGAAAGGTTGAGACTGCTATCAATGAGATGCACAATAAGCTCGACCGCATGATGGAAATATTAATGAGGAAATAGATACATGAAACGAAAGATTAAAAAACCAGGATTGTACGAGAATATGAATAAGCGTAAAGCATTAGGCATTAGTCGTAGCAAGAAGAAGTCTACAATATCTGCTAAAGCTTACGCTAACATGAAAAAAGGATTCCCTAAGTAAGATGCCGTACAAAAGATATAAATTAGCTATTAAGAAGAAAAAGAAGAATGGCTGAGAAGAAGAAAGCTATGACAGGCTGTAAGCGTCGTGGTTTAGCTATTAACAAACCTAGACGAATACGCAAAGGCGAACCGGGGTACGGTAAGAAGAAGTTTGTTGTCTGTGCTAAGGAAGGCAGTAAGCATCGTATTATTAGATTCGGTGACGCTAAGATGACTATTAAGAAAAGTGATCCAGCCCGTCGTCGTTCTTTCAGAGCAAGACATAAGTGTGACCAAAAGAAATCAAAGCTCTCAGCTGGTTACTGGTCTTGTAAGAAATGGTAGGGCGTAGATGCTTCGACGAGCAAAACAGACGGTTAATCCGTTATCAGCACAATCACGATCGCTGGCGGTAAGTGCACGTATAAAACCCAAGCACCCTAATACATCATGTTAAGTCATAAAGAAGGAAGTAAGCTACACGACAAGATAGCAGACGCATACAGAAGTAGTATAGACATAATGGACGACACAGGGGAGTACAACGCTGCACTACTCAACGGTGCTAGACAGTTCCTCAAAGATAACAATGTTACTATGGACAGTGGGTTAGGTACTCCATTAAACGCATTAGATCATCAATTAAAAGCGTTACCATTTGAAGAAGAAGAACAACATCGAGATACCGCCCAAGCTACGGGACTTTAGAAACTTTCTATTCCTAGTTTGGAAACACCTTAACCTCCCAGATCCCACAGAGCTACAGTACGACATCGCTGAGTACCTGCAAAACGGTCCTAAGCGGTCTGTCATCATGGCGTTCCGTGGTGTTGGAAAGAGTTGGATAACATCTGCTTTTGTAGTCCATCAGCTACTGCTTGACCCCTCTAAGAACATACTTGTTGTATCAGCTAGTAAGAATAGATCAGATGACTTCTCTACTTTTACCTTGCGAATTATTCAGGAGATTCCCATTTTACAAGGATTAAAGCCATCAGAGAACCAACGATTTAGTAAGATAGCATTTGATGTAGGACCCGCTCCCGCTTCTCACGCTCCCTCTGTTAAGTCACTTGGTATATCGTCACAGCTGACAGGGTCTCGTGCTGATATCATCGTAGCTGATGACGTGGAAGTAGCTAACAACTCCGCTACCCAAGGTATGAGAGATAAGCTGGATGAACAAGTAAAAGAGTTTGACGCTATCATAAAACCCCTGGACACCTCCCGTATCATCTTTCTAGGTACTCCACAGTGTGAAGATAGTATCTATAACAAACTAAGAGAGAGAGGCTACAAGAGCCGTATATGGTCTTCTGAGTATCCTGATGAGACTGAAGCTGTAAATAACTACGGAGGCGATCTAGCACCCCTTATAGCTGATAACATATCTCCTGAGACAGTGGGTACATCTACAGAACCTCTACGATTTACTGATCTCGACCTGGAAGAAAGAAAGATGTCGTACGGTCGTACCGGTTATGCTCTACAGTTCATGCTTAATCCAAAGCTGTCTGATGCTGACCGCTACCCATTAAAGATTAACGATCTTATAATAACAGATATTGATACAGATGTAGCTCCCGAAAAGATCGTCTGGTCAAGTGATCCTGATAACACAGATAGAGAACTACCTAATGTTGGACTTGCAGGAGATCGGTACAGACGACCCTCTTCCACTGTAGGAGATATGATACCGTATAGCGGTTCTGTACTTTCTATTGACCCTTCTGGACGAGGTAAGGATGAGACGGGATATGCTGTAGTAAAGATGTTAAATGGATTGTTATATGTTCCTGATGCAGGTGGTATAAAAGGTGGATACGATGAGAAGACACTTAAAGAACTTGTAGCTATCGCTAAGGATAACAAAGTTAATAAGGTAGTCATAGAGAGCAACTTTGGAGACGGTATGTTTATGGAGCTTATCAAACCTTTGTTTCGTACTACTTACCCTGTTACTATAGAAGAGGTAAGACATAACAAACAAAAGGAGCTACGAATTGTTGACACCTTAGAACCGGTACTTAATAGTCACCGTCTAATCGTAGACCCTAAAGTTATAACATATGATTACAAGTCAGCTCTTAGCTATCCTATAGAACAACAAACTAGATATATGTTAATGTATCAGCTATCACGAATAACAAGAGATCGAGGTTCACT